TGATCCTAATCCTGCTGAAACTACCTATACTGCTGGTACCTACGTTGATCCTGATGGAGATGGAGTATTTCAATTAGTTGGGGAAGATGGGAAAACCTTATCAGGTGAGTTTAACGAAGACGGTACTGCTTACGTTGATCCTAATCCTGCTGAAACTACCTATACTGCTGGTACCTACGTTGATCCTGATGGAGATGGAGTATTTCAATTAGTTGGGGAAGATGGGAAAACCTTATCAGGTGAGTTTAACGAAGACGGTACTCCTGTTACTTTAAATGCTGACGGAAGTACAACTACAACTGTTGTCAACGATGACGGAAGTACAACTACAACTACTATTAATACTGATGGTACTACAACTACAACTACTACCAGTGCTGACGGTACTACTAACACTACCAATAACATCGACAACAGTGTTACCAATAACACTACTAATAACACTACCACTATTAACAACAACGGCTTAAATTCAGACGCTGTAGCCGCTATGTTGGATGATTCTATTGGTAAGCCCGCTACTGATAACGAACCTGCTACGGGGTTATATTCCGAGTTAGAGGCGCTAGGGCTTAACGACCAGCAGATACTAACCTTTATAGGGCAACCCGCAGGCTTAGACGCTGAAGGTAATGTCATACCTGCTACGGGGCTGTATGCCGAGATAACGGACGTAAACGGCAACATTACCGCCTCTAAGAACGAAGTACTAGGCGCTATAGGTGATCCTGCTACTGATACTTCTCCTGCTACAGGTATATTTGCAGGCTTAGACTTACAGACTGGTGACATTCTTAGCGGCACTCAGGGGCAGATAGACACACAGACTGGTGTACTAACTACGGCTATAAGCAAAACTGAAACAGCTATAACCGATCAAGCTGCTAAGTTTGAAAAAGCGGGTATGGCCCGTGATGCAGCCATCCAGTCGGCTATAGACCAAGTTGGTGTTGATCTAGGGCTAACGCGGGAGCAGATACTTACCCAGATAGGCGCTACCGAAGCTAATATTACTACTAAGATAGGTCAAGCTGTTGACCAACTATCTGGTGAAATAGACGTAGTAGCAGACTTTGTAGGTAAGCCTATAGGTGAAGTCACCGATGCTGACATAGACTTTGTTGCTGATATACTAGCGCAGCAGGAAGTTCTTACTGAACAAATGGTTTATACCGACCAACAATTGCAGTATGATGTTAACCAAGACGGCGTTATTGACATAAATGACCAAACCATGCTAGAAATGGCTCAGTCAGGTCAGGATGTAGACCTTGGGAGTATGTTTAACCCTACGGGCTTGTATGAGGTAAATCAACAGACTCAGCAAGATATACTGACTGCTCAAGAGTTAAACACTCAGCAGAACTTAAACATACAAAACCAAATAGAAAACACCAGAGCACAACAAAGACAGGAAAGAGGGCAGGAACGGCTAGTAGAAGACTTGATTAACTACACTCCGCAAACAGCCAGTACACAACAGATGGGCGTGGCTAACATAGACTATCTGTATGATGTTGGGGGGCAGGACATATTTGCCCCTACTAACAGAACGCAGAGATTTAGCCCTTACGGAAATAGCAACGCCGTCCCTGTTAACCAGAGCATACAAACGCAGAATGTAAGAAGAGCGGCGCAAGGTGGTTTACTTAAAAGAAACGACTCGCTGTTAAAATTATTAGGAGAAGAATAATGGGTTGGTGGGATACTTTTACAAAAGGCGCTATAGACTACGCTACAACAGGTACTACTGGTAACTCGCTAGGGGATGCGGCGGCGGATGCGGCGTTGGGGTATGCCTTAGATAAAACGGGTGTTACAGCCTCCATGCAACCGAATATAGCCTCCGTAGGCTATCAAGGCGGTATACCATCGTACAAAGCGGTTAGAGAACGTGTACCTACTAACCAAGATCGGCGTGCTGGTGGACAAAACCAAAGGTATTTCACAGACACGCAGTTTGCTATGGGCGAGAAAGGGTTTAAGGAATCTAGACCTAAGAGTATAGAAGAAGCCAAGGCAAGGGCTATACTTGATCGTGACACGCTGGGGCAACGTAATATGCAGCAAATCCCGCAATCGTCTATGACTCAACCTACACAGGCTATGGCTGCTGGTGGTATAGCTTCGGCCTACAATAGACCCCATAACGGGTACTACTTAGGTGGTGTAACCGATGGCATGGCAGACGAAGTACCAGCAAGTATAAACGGTACACAAGAAGCTCGTCTAAGCGATGGTGAGTTTGTTATCCCTGCTGATGTAGTTAGTCACCTAGGTAACGGTAACTCTGATGCTGGCGCACAGCAACTGCACGGTATGATGGACAACGTGCGTATGGAACGTACTGGAAACCCAGAACAAGGTAAACAGATAGACCCCAACAATTTTATGCCTAAGATGTCTCAGGGTGGCGGGATAGCTATGTATCAAAACGGCGGGCCTATACGGAAGTTTAATGTGGGAGGTGAGACTGACACTACTAGTGCAGACCCCAATGCTGTGGCTCTTGACCCTAATGTAGGACGAAAAACAGGAGTAGAGTCCTCGCTATCTAGTTGGGCGGGGCCATATGTAACAGATATGCTAGGTAAAGGTGCTGCTTTAGCTGAAACACCTTATCAAGAGTTCCAAGGGCCGTTGACTGCTGGCACGTCTGACTTACAGCAGAAATCTTTTGAAGGTATTGGAGCCTTATCTGCCCCTGCTAACATGGGCGTAGATACGTTTGATGCTACTCAAGCTCAGAAGTACATGAACCCGTATCTAATGGCGTCGATCAATCCTCAGATAGAAGAAGCTCGCCGTCAGTCAGAAATACAACGTGTATCAGATGCTGGACGACTAACTAAAGCTGGCGCGTTCGGGGGTTCTCGTCAAGCAGTTATGGAAGCCGAAGGTAATCGTTCGCTTGGAGATCGTATAGCGGACATAACAGGGCAGGGCTACGCCTCTGCATACGACAAAGGTCTAGCGCAGTTTAACTTAGAGCAAGGTAACCGTAATAAGTATGGGTTCGACGTTCTAGGTGGGCAGGGGACAGCAGGTGCTACTCAACGTGCTCAGGAGCAGCAAGGTCTTAGTGCTGACATAGCGCAGTTTGAAGAGGAGAGAGATTTCCCTTACAAGCAGGTGCAGTACATGCAGTCACTATTACAGGGTCTACCTCTAGAAGCCCAGTCTATATCGTACTCTCAACCTAGCGACTTCCAGAAAAATATGGAAGCTGTAGGCGGTGTAAGTACAATGCTTCAAGATTTGTACGGTGGTGGTACTAAGGATACTTCGATGGCTGGTTTTGGTAGTGCGACTCCACAGCAGATAAACCAAGCGTATATTGATAACCCTAATGTTACTCCCGCAGAAATAGCAAAACAGTATCCCGGCACATAACAGAATTTAAAGTTTTAGGAGATAGACATGCAACAACCTAGTGGAATTATGGGCGCAGCGGCTAAAGGCAACAGTGCTGATGCTAGCTTGGGTGGCTTGGCGCAGGGCGTAGATACTAAAGTAGAAGCCTACCGAAACAATCCTCAAGCACTAGAAAAGCGATTGCAGGGTAATCAGCAACTTATAGATTTGCTCGCCCTTCAAAAGGTTAAGTCTGAGAAAGAATCAGCTAAGAACCAGCTATTACTAAGCGAGCAGCAAAACCCTAACACTATAGCCCAACAGCTAGAAGCAGAAGTTGTAGGTATGAACAAGGACGAAATGTCTAAGCAGACCGCTGGGATACTAGGTCAACGCCAGAAACAACAACAGAAGAACATGCAACGTACTGCTAAAGGTGCTTCACAGGGTGCTCCTGTGATGGCTGCTCGTGGTGGCCTCATGCCTTTACCTCGTCAGAACATGGCTAATATGGCTCAAGGTGGGATTATTGGGTATGACGGTGGTGGCCCAGTAGGACATGCTCACCCACCTACCGCTGCTCCCGCTACTGCTCCTACTGCTCCTGCTATAGACTCTGCTACTGAAGCTAAGTTGATTAAGGCGCTTGGTAAAGACTATCAACAGAAACTTGCTGGTATGTCAGAAAAAGCAAGAAAATCAGCAGTGGCAGGTCTTAAACTTAGCAGTGAAATGATGGGTCGCCTAGATCAAGTTATTGATGCAGTAACCTTTATTCCTAGAAAGATTGGAGAGGGCATAACAGCGGTTTCGGATGCATTCAGAGTCTCGCCGACTGGGCAAGCCTTACTTGGAGAGTATGGATATGAACCGAAATCGAAAGTTGAGAAAGAGCGAGTCACGCCATTAACTTTCGAAGAGTTACAAGCTGGAGCGGTACCTAAGTCTGTTGTCCCTCCTACTGTTACTGAGCCTGTTGTCACTACTACCACTGCTCCTACAAAGATTAAGCCCGATCCAACTATTGAAGAGAAGATAAACACGGTTATGGCTGGCACTGGAACCCCTACCGCTGTAAACCAAAATGCGGTGTCAGATAGACTGGAAGAATCTGGGATTACGTCTAAACTACAAGAACAGATGGCGGGCAAAGAAAACCAAACCGTAGTCGATAACTCTGAAGCAGCTAGAAAAAGAGCTGATTTAGGTAGTAGACGCGAAGAGAATAGGGCGGAAGCAGAGACAGGTATAGCTACCTTGAAGGATATGACCACAGCCGCTAAAGACCCTGATAAGTTACGTAGGGAAAGAAGAAAAGGTATATTCGCTGGCGCTGCTCGTGCTGGTGGTCGGGGTATACTAGACGCGTCCATGAACATGGATAGACAACAAGAAAACTTCGGCTTCAGTAAACAACGAGAAGCAATGGCAGCTACGAATGAAAAAATAAAGAACGATCTTACTGCCTCCAACATAAGCCAGACTTCAGCAGATAAAGTGTACGGCGCTCTTACCAAAAGTTCTAGTGACGCTATGGCTGTCATGGCTAATGTCACCGCCCAAGACGTAGAAGCGGCGGATAGACAGATAAAGCAAGCGTTTGATGAAAAGAAGCTTGTAATAGACGCGGGAATTAAAGGTATTGAACTAGAACTAGAAAAACAGATGGTGGACGCTAAGGGCCAAAGCAATAAATTAGTCGCTATACAAATCCTAACTGATGCCGTACTTACAGCTAAAGTAGAGCAGGAGAAACTAGCTGCTGAAGTACTTTTGGGAGAAGGCGCGGCGATAGATGCCCGTTTCAAGGAGTGGAAAGATAGTGGCGAAGTCGAGCCGTTCGAGTATAAAAATGATGTAGAAAAAGCCGAACATATTGCTTACACAGGTATGCAAGATAAGTTACAAGACGCTGGTAAAGCATTTACAGAAGCGACAACTTTGTTGAAGGAATTTACGAGTGACAATAAGTCTGGTACATTTGGCGGCAAATAAGGAGTTAGTTAATGCCTTACTCAGTACGATCTGAAGACGGGTATACTTTAAACGGTATACCTGACAACCTAGAACCTAATGACCCTCAAGTACTTGCGGAACTAGACAAACTGCGTGCTAAGAATGCTGCCCCACAAAAAGTGGCGAAGCCTCGCCCTAGTAGAGCGTCGAGTAGAATAGCCGAAGAAAGCTCTGGTATTATAGGTAACATACTAAAAGGTTTCGGTTCTGGTGCGACAGGTATGTTGGAGTCCGCTGCTTTAGGTGCAGCTACCCTGCTAGAGGAAGAGGCGGAGCTAGAAGCTCGTAGCAAGATAAGAGAAGCATTTGATATAGACATGCTCAAAGGAGCAGATCAAGACTCTATAGCTTACAAATTAGCTTCGGGTATAGGTTCTATAGCCGCATTAGCCCCCGCCGCATTAGCTGGCCCTGCTGCTTTACCTGTGGCTGGTGTCGTAGCTGCTGGTGCTGGTGCTGGTGAGGCTAGTGAACGTGCGCGTGCGTACGGTGCTACCGAAGACGAACGTAATATAGCTGCCCTTAAAGGTACGGCTATCGGCCTCACTGAGCTAGCTCCTTTTGGCAGGCTTGCTAAAGGTTTAAGTAGAGGGGCTAACAAAGCCTTTGACATGCCCAAAATAGATGCGGGTGTAGATAAGGTACTTGACCTGCTCGGCCCTAAAGCTGTAACAAGCATTAACTCTCGTATTAGAAACGTAGCTGGCACTGGCCTAGTAGAAGGCGCACAGGAAGGCGCGGCTGCTATTTTACAAAACCTCACAGAACAAGGCTATAACCCAGAACAAGTACTGGTAGACACTGGCGTTCTAGAAGAAGCCGCTATTGGCGGTGGTGCAGGTGCAATACTCCAAGCCCTAGCAGACGTTATAGGTGGTAGAAGGGGCGTAAGGCAAGGAACTGGCATCGAAGGTGACTCCGCCGAAACCGCTGGGGTGGAAGAAGCTACTCTCCCCGTCACTGAAGAGACCGATGCAGACGTTATTGCAAAAAGCAATGCCGAAGAAGCAGAAGCAGCTATACAAGAAACAGAGGCAAAAGTAGTAACAGAAGCAGACTTAGAAGAAGTAACGTCGGAAGAGCCAAGGCTCGGTGCTACTGAAACTGAGACTGAGACTGAAGCTGCGACTGTCTCTTTTAATATCCTAGAAGAAAAGTCGGCGAATACTGACGTAGATGTAACTCAAGAGGTTACACAGAGAACCTCTCAGGGAGTTAGCCAAGAAGATGCTATTGCAGAGGTAAACACGTTAGTAGACGCCAAGATAGCGGAGCAAGCAGATGCTGGAGTTCTTGACGAGACAAGAAGTAGAGATAGCGTTCCTGTTGTTAAAGAAGCACCCCCAGAAACCGAAGTCATTACCACCGAATCTGAAACAGTTGTCGATGGAGGAGTGGACAACACTGAACAAGGCGCTACAGATACTGCTAAAGGAGAAAGCGGAAAGCCCTCTACACTAGCGCAGGCTATGAGCACGTTGAATGGCAAGCCTGTGACGTATCAAGCTGGCAGTAGAGACAGCGAAGCAGAGGTGGCTAGAAAGAGAGGTAAGAAAGAACTAACTGCTTTTGAGAAGGCGGAAGAGTTGAAAGTCTCTCAAGAGTTTAATCGTAGCCAGTCTGGTAAAGCGCCCATTATGAATAGGGCTAAGAATGTAGGAATAAACTACGACGCTGAAAAACAAAACCTAAGAAAGAACCAAAAAGTTTCTGCTAAAGAAGCTGACAAGCTAGTTACAGCCAAAGTAGAAGCCAAAGAAAAAGAAATTGTCGCTAAACAAAACACTATTAATGAAGTACTTGGTGTTTCTGCTATAGAAGCTGTTCCACAAGATAGCCCTAACTATTCCACTGATGTGGAGACTATCACGCCTAAACTTGTTAAGGAGCTAGGTCTTACAGGTAGAAATAAAGTCTTTGGTGATAAACTTATATCAGCATACCAAGAGACAGGTTCTCCTGAAATAACGCGGGGAGACTTAGCAGCCGTACTTAGGCAAGCAGATGAGAATACTCAAGTTGTTTTTGAGAACGCTAAGGATACTATACTCGCTCGTGAAGTTAAGAAACCTGAATCTCAACAACTCGATGAAGTAGCTGTAGAGAAAGAAGCTCGTAAGTCTATCAACGGTATGTTAAGCCTAGACAACAAAGGTAAGGCGTACGTAAACAAGCACGTAGGCCAGCGTGCAAAACCCAAAGAAAAAGCTCCAGATACAACTCCGAAGACGGATGACGTGCGTGATAAAGCTATCCTCAAGAAGGCGGGAAAAACTATAGGGTCAGAAAAAGGAGATGCTGCTGGTAAGCCTCTTACCCCCCAACAAATAACTGAAAGGTCGCAGGAGGTAATTGACACAGAAGGATTAGAACAGTTTGTAGAACCTAACCTCCGCGTAGCCCCAAAAGACGAAACTTCAGATCAGAAAGTAGAACGACTACGTTTGTTAGCCAAAGAAGATCAAGCATTTGTTGACCAAATAGAAGACAGGTTAGCTGGGGCTACTGCAATTGACTTAGATATCACGCTACTGCCTAAAAGCTACATAAACGAGTTAGACGGTGTGGTTACTGGAGACATACAGAAACTTGTTAGGAAAGGTGACCTTCGTGGGGCATTGATGGCGTTAAGTGGAGCTTCCACAGACTCCCGCGTTAAAAAGATTGCCCGTGTACTAGCTACAGCCGTAGGCGCTGCAAAGGTTAAGACTGCTGACGGCCCTGATTCGTTTGTGTCAAAGGATGGCACGCTATACATTGCCGAAGGGCCAGTGTACATACACACGTTACTGCATGAGGCCACTCACTCGGCAGTAAATAAAATACTAGACAACAAAGGTAGCCCCGCAACTAGAAAACTAGAGCAGTTGTTCAAAGAAGTAAAACCTCAACTAGACTCCGCTTACGGCGCTAAAAACCTCAAAGAGTTTGTCTCTGAGGCCATGAGTAACTCTGCGTTCCAACAGAAACTGGCAGGTATGAACCCTGATGGCTCTCCTATTGGGGCGTTGGAGAGGTTCTTTAGAATCATAACTAACTTTGTACGTGTTTTGTTAGGGGCTGACACTAAAACCACTGGCTCTGCATTGGATGCGACTGACCAAGCTATAATCTCCTTATTAGCCACATCTCCTGACACCCGTGGAGCAGGTAGTACTTACGCTAACGCTACTCGTGATGGTGTAAAGAAGATAATAAAAGATTTAGGGTTAATACAAAAAGGGTTCCCAGCCCCCACGCCTAAGTTCAAAAAGCAGTTTGGGGAGGACGGCGCTACGTGGTTAGACAGCGTTGAGTCACTAGTTACTAAGTTCGAAGCGTTGCAGTTACTAGATACGCAGGCTCTTGGGGACGTAGCGGAAGCACGGGGCTTCGGAAACTTAGGTAACTTACTACACAAATCAATCCAAAGACTGCGTGGGGGCATGGACGAATCGGACGTGTACGTAAGAGAGCGAGTGCAGACCGTTGCTCGTTGGGCGCAGAAAAACCCTGAGAAGAACAAAACGTTAGGTCAGTTAATTTATAGTAGAGAGTATGGAGCTACCATATACCAAGTAGACCCTACGCTAAAAGAAGATGCAGCAAAGAAAAAGTATGGTTCTGGCTCTGACAACTTTATGACGTGGAAAGAGCAGCGGAACGACTGGAATGCTCTAGGTAAAGACGGACAAGACACATACGTGTACCTACGAGATACGTACCGACAGCAGTATCAGAGCATGAAAGCTATTATCACAGGCCGTATGGAAGAGGTGGTAGGTAAGGAAGAGGCGGACAAGCTAACGACTAGTGTATTTGACAAGCTGTTCGACAAGAACACTCTAGATGTCTACTTCCCACTGGTACGTAATGGCAAGTTTAAACTATCCTACGTACCTAAGAAGACGGGTCAAGTAACCCCTGACCGCGATAACTATGTGGTGGAGATGTTTGAGAACGCGGCTGACCGTAACAAAGCTAAGAATGAAGCTATAGCTTTGGGTGCTACTGGGGTAGAAACCGTGGACGGAAATATATCTGCGAGTGATTTCCGTAAGAACGCCCCTGATGGAGGGTTCGTGAACGAAGTGCTTACTATTCTACAAAAGAATGGCGTAAATAGTACCGTACAAGATGACGTTATGAACTTGTTTATAGATTCATTGCCTGAAACTGCCCTCGCTAAAAGCCTTAAAGGACGAACAGGTATAGCGGGATACGACAGTGACCCTGTTGCGGCTATGAGAAGTAAGGCTTTCGATATAGGTCGCCAAGTACAGAGAATAAAGTACGCTGGAAACATACGTGCTATAACGTCTGAGATAGACAAGGTAGCTAGGAAACTGGAAGTAAACAACCCCAACAGCGGAACTACTAGTTCTATCGCCAAAGATATGTTGGCGCGAGCAGACTTTGCCGTCAATGGCGCGGGTAATAAGTTTGTGGAAGGAATAGTTAAAAACATTAACCAAGTGGCCTTTATCTACACTATTGGATTCAATGCTTCGTCCGCTATAGTTAACTTGAGTCAGTTACCTCTTGTGGTTGGCCCTATGTTAGGTGCTGAGTTTGGACATATTAAAGCAGGTAGGGCCATGAAGGAGGCTACGGCTTTGGTTAAGTCATCTGGTAATACGTTACAGTCTTACTTTGACATGACTTTGAATAAAGCTACCGGAGAGTATGAGTACACCCTAAAGAAAGGGCTAGACCCCAAGATAGAAGCGGAGTTTAAAGACCTAGAGGTATTGGTGACTATGGCTTCAGGGCGATCCTACCTAACGCAGTCGTATTTAGCTGACGCATCGGGGTTAGATGAAGGTACACAAACGTTCGAGTTCATTAAAAAGAAATTTGGTGTGGAAGCATCAGGACGTGTAAATCAGGGTAATGTAGGGGCTAAAATACTAAACAGCGTATCTTCCCTGTCGGCAATTATGTTTAATGCTGGAGAGAAGTTTAACCGACAGGTGACTTTGTTATCTGCCTACAAGCTGTCACTAGAAAACGTACAGACCAGAGAAGGTAAGAAAAAGAAAGAGGATCAGCTATCGACAACCGATATGCAGAAAGAAGCCTCTGAAGATGCTCTTTATAAGTCTATGGAGTATAACGGTGGTGCGGTACTAGAGACAGGTTCTAGAGTGTCTCAGCAGGGCTTTGGGCGTGTAGCGTTTATGTACAAGAACTACGGTTTTCGTATGTACACCACTATGTTCAAGACGGGTAAACAAGCCCTAGAACTTAGCTTTGCTCCTAAGAAGGGAGAGACTGCGGCACAGAAAGAAGAACGTATACGTCAGAGAAAGATAGCTTGGGGCAAGTTACGTGCTATCCACCTATCCTCTCTTTTGATAGCGGGTATACAAGGTATGCCTATATACGGCGCGGTAGCTTTGTTTATAGACCTTACTATGCTGGAAGATGACGAGGATGATGCAGATACCGTAATCCGCAAGTACTTTGGTGAAGGTTGGTTCAAAGGGCCAGCAGTAGACGCTCTGGGAGTAGACTTCTCTAAACGTGTTAGGTTGAATAGCCTATTGTTTGAGGCGAACAGGTATAGTAGAGACTCATCTCTGGAAGAAAGTATACTTTACCATATCGGTGGCCCCGCATTGAGTACTGGAAAGAGGATGGAGCGTGCGATTAACGACTTCTCTGAGGGAAATATACAGCGTGGTATAGAGAGCGCCCTTCCCGCAGGACTCACAAACTTGTACAGGAATAGCCCACTAGGCAGGTTCCAACAGGACGGAGCTATGGAAACTCGACGCGGGGACGTTATATACGATGACTTAAATGCGGGAGACTTCTTTGCTGGTATGGTGGGCTTCCCTCCCACAGGCTACACGTTTGCTCAAGAGCAGTCGAACGTAGAGCAGCGTATAAACCGATCTGTAACTAAGGAAAGGTCTAAGTTGCTGAAAGAATACTACGTAGCACGTAGACAGGGTGACTACCCTGAGTCTAGAGAAATAAAGAAGAAAATGCGGGAGTTCGGTAAGAAACATCCAAGCGCACGAATAACGTACGATTCTTTGAAACGGTCTTACAAAGGACACCTACGTACCACGGCTAAGATGCACAATGGCACTACGCTAAGTCCTATGATGAAGTCGGTGTTAGAGGCGGAACGACGAGAGTACGATACTTCTAGTTTGTTTGACTAAAAAAACTCCCTGCCGCCTCGGAAACGGACAGGGAGAAAGGGATAAACTGCTATAGGGTACGCCAAACACGTATCCCTAACATATCATCTTGTATTATAACTCTTATTTCTAACTGCCAACACCTACGTTTAAATATATCTTTGCACTGCGCTATAGCTTTCTGAGTGTTTATACAGGGTACAAAGACTGAGGCTCCTACAACCATACTGCCCCAGTCTATAACTACCTTAACTCCATCAGGGTCAAGGTCATCTAGTTTAAGCATCTACGGGCGTGTCTACAGACGTTTTAGAGCAGTCTACAGCCAATACTCTCGACGGAGGTAGTTGGGTAGATGTACCCTTAGTTAGCCGCATAGTGACTGTCTTAGCCGCCATATGCGAAATCAAATCCGCCTTAAACGAGCTGTAGTTTATATCCTGCTTACCGCACCATGCTTTCAAGGGCTTGGGGGTTAAGTATAGAATCTTTACATCCGTCTCGTATCTACCTACCAAACGTACTCTTGGATCAACTTCGGGTATCACTAACTCGTCTAAGCCGTTATCTTGCGGCTTTCGTAGATCATCGGTGCTACGTATCTTTAGGATGCTACCCCAGTTCTCGTGCAGGTAGTTGTTTAGCGTCTCTTGCACAGATGAAGTCATATCACTCACGTTCCTTAGATTTTCTTTTAGCAGTCCTAGTGAGTAGTTCATTAGCGGCTTCGGTAAGTAGGGTAGTAGACCTAGACGATAGGCTATCATAGCGCCAGTAATCGTACAGGCTACACCTGCTGACCAGAAACGGTTCTCTGCTTTAAGCCCAGCCTCCTTGTCTATAGCTTTCTGTACCTTTCCCAGTAAAGCCCTGACCGCTTCTAGGTTATCTATAACGTACTGTATATAGATAATACCCGCATGACCGTACAACACCTCTGCGTTTTGAGCATGGGCATCAGTAAGGTGTTTAGTCTCCGACTCGTTAAACAACTTCGTAGCCTTAGTCTCCATCATCCTCTGGGCTTCTGCTTTCGGCATAGCCTTAGCTAAACTAACTTTCTCGATGATACTAGTGTTACCTGTTGTTACCGTTAGAAGGCTCCAAGGCTCACCCCTAGCACGTTCTATGTTACCTCCACCAGCCATACGGTTCTTCTGCCTACCTCCAGATAGTTGATAGATCATGTCAGAAAGTTCGTCTGCTTTGGCGTTAGTCATCTCATCAATGTACAAAGGCAAGTTATGGTACACCTCCCCGCGTAACATCCTAGAGTTTTGAGTGTCGTTCTTCTCTATCACCAACTCTTTTGGCTTGCCCCACACCGAAGCCGCTACGTACATAGCTGTCGTTTTGCCTAAACCAGACTCTGTACTGTGTACATGAAAGCCCGAACAAGCTATTGGGGACAGAGCCATAAGAGGAGAGCCGAAACTTGTAGCTACAATGTATTGGTGTAGTTCAAAGCCATCACGGTTATAGAAGCCAACCATCTCCTTCCACTCTTCCATAGTGCCGCTTGGCTCAAAGGCATGAAACAAGTCTCTGGTTGGCGTAGATGGAGGGTTAGACTCTATGCGATCTGCAAATATTTCTTTATCCCCAAGCACGAAAGACTCAAAGTCATCACCTGTCCAACCGAACTGCCTACGTGCGTGTTGAGTAGCGGTGGTTGCCTGTAACTCGTTAACCCACCTAGTCGTGTAATTCATAATGTCATCCATTTTAGTAACAGCTACACCGTGTAAAGCCATCTGTTTGCGAAACTCCTCTCTAGAAGTTACAGCGGTTAGAGGTACAGTAAACTCTCTGACCCCGTCCACAGGCAGATGAAGACGCATAACTATACCCTCACCGGATTCAACGTCCTGTATACGTTTAACTACATACAAGTCGTTATGGTAGATAAGTTTTTCATCCATATCCCCATCGTCGTTCTTAGTGCGTATGTATACACCACCCGTAGCACCTCGGAAGTAGGGTTTAGGGTAAGGAGGTATAACGTATGTAGTACTAACACCGGAGTCTTTCTCCATAGAAACTACGTTATCTTCTTCTTCCGCTTCCTTAACACGTTGTCCTAGTACTATAGGAGAACCTATCTTACCCCAGTGTTTACAGTCTGTGCATACGTCAGGTCTGTTATCGTTGAACGTATCGCACCTGTGAACATGTTTTGTTGTGTCATACTTACTATCTGTTTCTGCGGGATCGTAGTCATCGTACCCCCGTGATATTTTATGTGCGCCTTCTCTACCACCATCTACACAGTGTTTTATGATAGACACAGCGTCAAACCACAAGGGTTCGCTAATCTCGTTAGGGTTCTTGAGTACGTGCGCTATCTGAGCACAGCCATCTCCCCGACTAGTCTTGGCGATAATATCCTTAAAGTAGTTCTCTTTGTTTTTGTACAGCCCTTGCACCACCGCACTAAACTCTTCTATAGGCGAGGGAGCTGGTATCGGGTCATAACCTAGTAGTTCAGAGAAATCATCGAAGTTAACCAAGTCCTGCTCTGTATTACCAAAGTACCCAACTTTAGAGGGGGGATCAGTTTTGTGATTATGCGTAGAAGGTATACGTAGTATCCTAGCCGCATCTGACGTTACTGCGTGGTCGCATATAAGCCCGTGGGTCTTAGTTAAAGCCTTTAGGCGTACAGCTACAGGGAACCAATCGTCATACGTCACAGGTTCAGACAGGTGCCAGTAGACATGTATACCGCGACCTGAGTTAACAAGTATAGGTATGGGCAGACTAAGGGTCTTACAGAACTCTTGTAGCGCGACTACCGCCTTTTCCTGAGTAAGGTACCCTTTATCTTCATCGACTTTAGTTTCACCGCAATCGATGTCAAAGAACAACGACTGTAGTTTATGTACGTTAGAAACCTTCCGCGAGGTAGGCTCTTTAAATGTTGCTAAGGCAAAGTAACAGTCGTATCCATCTGCATCTAGTTCGTGCGCTTTGTCTATCATCTGGTCTATAGAAGACACCAACTTCTGATATGGTGCCCCGCCAGCTTTTTTGTTATGCGCCCAAATGCAGTATAAACCGCTATCAGCTAAAGCCCTTTGCAAAAATGATTTAGTATTCATATCCGCATCCGAGAGGTAAGGTAGCAGGGGTGCATATGCACCCTCTTCGGTGTATTAGTTACGCCTAGCTACAGGTTATTAGAGGGGGGAGGTTTTACCCGTCCCAATTATCCACGATAGATGCTAAGTCTTTGTCTTCTTCTTTTGGTGCTACGGACTTCTTCTTAGCTGTTTTCTTAGGTTGCTCTATAGGAGCTTCTTCCAGTGTATCATCACCGAACAAGTCATCAGATACTACAACAGGTTTTTGGTCAGCATTAACTTGTGCTGAAGCTACGTTAGCGGTAACGGTTTCAAATGGGTTACCACTATCCATCTCAAATCCATCTGCTACAACACCGAACGGTGAGGCGGCTTCCATAGGTAGGTACTTGATAACCTGTACAGCACGTAAGCGAACAGATACACCTGCGTCACGCATATTGTAAGGGTAGAAAGTAACAGCTACGTTAGCAGTACTGCCTGTGGTTAGCTTAAAGTCTTCTGGTAACTCTTTACTCTTAGCATCGAACTGCTTCGGAGGATTAGTAGCGTCCTTGCCGTAGGAGGCTTTCAGTACAGCTTTACCTACGAAGGTACCACTTTCTTCTTTTTCAAAGGGAAAATCAATCTTCTCAGGCCATCCTTTCTCTTTGGCTTTAATATAAGCGTCAGACATTTGCCCATACAGAGCCTTGGCCTGATCCTTGCTCATACGAAACTTAGTCTCGTACTTAGCGCCATCCTCAAATGCATCACAGGGTACGCTCTTACCGTTCTCACCTGCGGAAGCATCATACCGATAAGGCTGGTTGATACGAGGGTAAAGTATTTCTACGTTTTCAATTATATAACTCATGCTACATTCCTTTCTTGGTTGCGTTTAATTCAAAACCTTCTACTACTGCGAATGGAGACTTAGGTTCCGCAGATACATCTAAGCTAATAGCCTTGAGTGTATCGGGGTGGTTCTTCAACTCTGAAACCTTTTCTGCCTCGCCTTCATACAGATACCGTATCGGTCTAAAATAAAGTTTAGGGATCGGACTATCTTCATCAAAATACACCCGCGTTACTAAACGGGTTGCTACCCAACCTCTGCTAGACAGAAACTTAACATAGTCTTGCATCGGCAAGTGTACACCGTTACCTCTACCATATATCGAAGTAGCGGGTAACTGTAGTTGGATTACCTTATCTAGCTCATCTGTAAATACTACAGCTAGACGTTGGGCAAACCTACAAGCACGTCCGCGATTACTCCCTGACCCACGTATGTTCTGTGGGCAATCCATACAACGGGCGGCTTGCTTGCTCTCTTGTGGTACATCTTCAGACGGTCTTTGCGTATCCGCTGACCAGCACGTAGGTGCTGATGATCTGTTGGGGTCGTAAGCATTTTCAAAATATGACCTTGAGATCGGGGCCGCGTTGACCACTACAATGTCCACAGAGGAACCTTCTATGGTAACGGATTCCAAATTATCCACAAGAGAAAACTTCCTACCATATAAACTAATTCTTCGCACATTACATGTCCTCGTCGAATAGTTCTTCTATATCAACGGACTCAACTACCGCTTTTGAATCCTTTTCCTGTACATGTTTAGCTACCCTAATCTCTGCCACCTCTTGTGCATTCTTAGGCTTTGCAGAGTTACCAGATACTGCTGACCCGTTAGATAGCAAGGCGCTAGTGACATCTGAGAGTTTAAACCTGTACGTGTTACCTGCCTTAATAAAGGCGCTTCGGGGTATATGCCCCTTGCGTATCCATAGCCGTATGGTTGTTACCGATACTGAAAAGTGCTCGGCTAGAACCTCTATGGGCACAAAAACTTCTGCATCACTCATTATTTTTTCCTCACCGCTACTGCGTATTCTGAATCTACATTAAGACCTCTTGGTACAAGGTCGGGATTATCTTCTAAAAACTGCCGGACATTACCTTGGTTAAGACGCTTGTCGAAGAACTCAGGTACATCATGCTCTTTAACAAACTTATACATAGACTCCCAATCGCTAGTCCAGTACCTAGTCTTAACTGACCTATAGAATAGACCTGCGGAAGTCTTGACACTCTCTACGCCTTGCTCCTCGCAGTATGTGAGAAGTGCCGATTTAACCTTCTCTAGTTGAGTTATAAGTACTTCGTCCTTCTCTTTAAACTCTGATGTCAACTCTACTCTCTTAGCCTTGATCTTCAAGTAAGTCTCAGTCAACTTCTCGGCGGTTACGTTACCACTCATAACTTCTTCCTTTTATTGACGGGATGTTCACTTTAATGGCTCTTTATGCCCTAGTCAAGTATTTCTTTATAGAGATCGATCATTTTTGTGTGAACGTCTATTCTACTATCTAATAGTGTGTAAACACGTTTCTCTACGTTCGATCCTTGTAACTGTACGATGGTACATTTCTGGTCTTGTCCTGATCTATGTACACGGGCGTTTGCTTGAGCATAGGTTTCTAGAGAACTAGTCGGCCCCCACCATACCACCGTATTCGCCGCAGTTAGTGTTACCCCATGCGCTGCTGATTGAGGTTGGATAACTAACACTTTGGGGTCGTCTTGCTCTTGGAACTGTTTAAATATCTTGGTACGGTTGGGTGCGCTAACGTCCCCACGAATTACCTCTGTAGATATTTTATCTTCTCGTAACTTGTTTGTGAGTATGTCTATCGTATGTTTGAACGGAACGAAAACTAATACCTTCTTACTAGACTCATCAATTACTTCTCGTAATACCTTATATCTATGCTTTATATCAAACTCTAAAGCATCCCCTTCGTCGGTATACACGGCACCACTGGAAATCTGTAGTAACTTGTTCATGTTAACAGCGGCATTGACAGCGGTTATCTGTTCGCCCGCCGCCTGCATAACCATCTTATTCTTTAGTTCGGTGTAGTACTTCTTTTGCTGACGTGTTAACTCTACCTCACGTTTCACATACACCATTGGGGGTAAGTCTAGGCACTCGTCTTTTGTAAATCTTATAGCAGGTTGCAGTGCGTTATATACTGTATCTGTAGCTGTATCCTTAGCCACCCACTTAAAATTAGTTACCTTACGCATCACTTGGTCGCGGAAAGAACTAAAGAACTTAGGCACACTGTGGGGATTAATTAGTTTAGCTAACCCGTACGCGTCTAGGGGACTCTGTGCCGCAGGTGTACCCGTCATCATCCATAGCCATGTGTCTGGTTTAAGTAACCTGTTTAGGGTCTTCCACCTAGTAGTTTGGGGGTTCTTATAGTGAGTAGCTTCATCCACAATTACTAAGTCGAACCCACCGTTAGCTATGGTATCTTCTACAATAGCCAGCCCGTCATAATTTATTACTACATACTCCGCGCCGTTATCTATTATCTTTCTGCGTTTGGCGGCTGACCCGTAGGCCACGTCCACTGTCCTGTGCATGGCAAACCTAAATAAATCGTCACGCCACGCGGAATCCATTATAGATAGAGGGCATATGATTAGTACTCGGTTAATCTTCCCCACATTAAGTAAGTAGTCTGATGCCCATATAGCAGAGGCTGTCTTACCTGTACCTTGTTCGTTAAAACAAAAAGATTTCCTGTGTAGGGTCATAAAAGCCGCAGTAGTCTTTTGGTGATCGAAGGGAGTGTACTGCCCCGTCCACTCGTACTTACCCTCGATGGGGGAAGGTGCCTTGATGTTAAGGTTTCGGAGTACATGGGTTTCTTCTATGCCCCAGTTAACTAAGACTTGGTTGTCCGCTAACTCCTTGCTCTTTGGAATTACCGTAGTCACTTGACTAGGGTTGCGAAGACGTAACAATAACGCCCTGTTGTCTACTATCTGCATCTTTTTACTCTCTTGTTAACATGTTTAGCTAGGGGTATCTACGACCCCGTCGTCCCGGAGGGGACAAGTGTTTATTAAAAACCCTGCTTCGTTCACCGATAGGGTCAGGTCGGTATCATGGGATAAAGGAAAAACTCCCTGAACTGCCTAAATTTTTACGCGTAAAATACCCACTCGGAGGACACGTTTATATTTTTAGACGCATCTAGGCAACGTCTCTTCACACCACACACATACCAAATAAGGCATACATATAATACTAAATGATCATTTCCCTTTAGGGCTAACCCTAAGTAGAATGCCGCCTCCAAACAATTACCCAGAGGCACCCGTGATAATTTTCATGCTCATATTCGTTGTTCTATCTCTATCCGCAGTGGCGGCTCAAGACTTATAACTTTTACGCTATCTTACCCTTACTTATCCTACCACCTGCGGTACGGTTTTTCTTTTTGCTTTGTATAGTATAACCGTCTTTGTTACTACCACCCTTTGCTAGGGCTACGTTATGGGCTAAGTCTCTACCCTCGCGCTTATCGGCTATGCCGTTTTTGTTAGCGTCTTTACTGCTACTATCTACCTTCCGCCTGAGACGTTGACGTTCCATACGTCTCTCGTGCGCGGGGCTACCTACGGGAGGGTTCTTTTGTTTCTTTCGATCTGCTTTATTCTTGTACGGCATTAGTTTCTCCCGTTGTACACACATTCTGTCACTATACAGTGACGTTTACACAAACCACTTTGGTTCGCATTCCATACATCTTTCTTATACGCTTGCTCCATACGACTGTAATCGGCAAGCCACTTAGCCCATAGCTTAGACTCGTCCTTCTTGTAGTACTTGTCCTTTACAAGCTCGTTACATACTACAAACAACAATCCGCCCTTCACTGTCTCTAGCTTTGGGTACATCTTAAACAAGCTCATAGCCATTAGTTCTAGCTGCCCTTTGTCTGCGTACCTAGTGTTCTTACTAGTCTTGTAGTCTATTACCCACGCCAACTTAGCTTCTCTATCAAGGATAACTAAGTCAGCGATACCTCGCCACCACACGTTATCATCTCTAAACCCACACGGCTCAAGGTTCTCAGTGAGTCCCATCTCCAGCTCACAAATCTTCTCTCCTTTCTTAGCGAGTAGGGCATCTAAAACATCTTTACAGTAACTGTACTTAGCTGGTAGAGCTGTACCATCCCTAACGTATTCTTCTGCCGCCAAGTGTACAGCGGTGCCGTATAGCATAGCTTCTGTCTCAGGTTCCTTGTAGTCCTTAGCCATCTTGAGGTGGTAGAACTTCTTAGGACATTGTTCAAAAGACTTTATCTTCGAGAAAGACCACGGGGCTATGTTCATTCTTTTTCCCCTAGCATTGTTGCGGCCACTATTAATTCCTCTATAAGAGAGTGTAGCATGTCGGGGGTTAAGATTATTCTATCCTTGTGAGTTGTGGCCCCGTCTACCTCCACTTGCTCTACAAGTATAACGTCTCCCCCGTTGCTGTCCTCCCCCACAACTATAGTTAAGTAGCTGCCCTCTGTTTCTAAGGGAGGAGAAGTTGACTTGTCTTCCCTAAACTTGTTTATGTCCGTAACTTTACTCATTCACAATCTCCATATGCATTAGCCATACCAGACTCGCAGTCTAGCGGTAGCCCCTCTGCCCAATCAGGGGTCTTACGCATACATGCTTCTATATAGGCTTGGGCCTCGTCAGCTTCTACTGTAGGCACGCAACATACTATAGAGTCGTGTACAGTAAGGACTGCCCGATACTTCTTAGTTATGTCTACCAACTGATCGCCAATAATACACCGCGCAAACGCTTGGCATATGTTCTCTACTACCTTACCACCATATATACGGGTTCGGCCTCTACGGACTTTGTAATCGAACTCAATACCTTGTTCGCCCTGCGTCCACTCTAGATCATCATAGCGCATAAATAACCCAGAAGGTAATTTTACATACCCCTGACACGCATACAGATGCTGCTCACCGCTATCCCAGTCGCCCGTTGATTTGTACTTTATGATCCCGTTAGGGCCAAAGCTACCTGAGTGTTTACGGCGAGACATCTCCACTAACATGTTCTGACAGCTACGCCATAGTAAACTTATATTGTTGTTAGCTTCCCGATAAATCTTAACTACCCTACGCCCTTCGTGCAGTGGCATGTCTACCCCAAACGTCTTTAGCTGATCTACAAACCGTTGTGCCCCCATACCATATCCGCAACCTAGGATGGTAGTCTTACCTACAAACCTTTGTTCCTTAGTTACCTTGTCCTCTGACACGTTATAGATAGTAGCCGCCATCTTAATATATACATCTTCCTTGTTGGTAAACGCTAATATCAAGTCATCCTGTCCTGCAAGCCACGCCAGTACTCGCGCTTCGATCTGCGAGGAGTCACAATCAATAAGTGTGTACCCTTCGGGAGCAATGATACTCTTCTTTAACTTCTTACCGTGTTGCCCACGACTAGGTAGGTTCTGTATGTTGATCTTATCATCGCCACCCCACCTACCTGTATGTGCGGCATAATATCTTATGGGTATGGGCAGCAGACCACGACTAGCTATACCTATGAAACGCTCAGTGCGGCTCTCTTCTAACGTACTCTTGGTGCCCAGCCTTGTAGTAACGAGTGACTGTACACGAGGGTCTTCGTGGTCTAATAGTGCCTTGAACTCCTCATCAGACTTAGCGAACGCAAAGGTCTGCTTACCTGTAGTGAGACTAGTCTTCATGGGCGGCACTACACCTAGCCCCCCAAGCAATTCGGCAAACTTAGGGTTGCTCATTAGTTCTTTCTTGGTCACACCAGAAGATGCTATAAGGTCTTCTTTAACCTGTCTGGTGTTTGTGAGATGCTTCTCTAGTAACGGTACGTCTAGTTCTAACATAGGCTCTGTAAACATACGCAGGGTACGGTCTATGATACGTAGCTCCTGCTTGGGGAAACGCTTACCCATTATAGAGAACAGCTTGTAGGTTAACTCTACGTCATTAACGCAGTAGTCCCCGTACTTATCTAACTCTTCGGCAGTAAAATCTTCGCGCTTCTTACCTACAGCGTTTAATACTTCTGTCCCTTTGACACCAACTTTATATCTTTCTGAGAGTACATGTAACGAGCCACCCACCTCCACACCGTGTAGGGCACGAGCGATACATAGAGTATCAGTGTACAAGCGAGGGTGAACATCAAAAATCCAAGAAAGGATAGCGCCATCAAACAAAGTGTTGTGAGCCAAAAGCACGCTATCAGCCCACTTGTAAGTATGTAGATAATCTTTGATCTCAGTACGTGTTCCACTAGCCCACTCCGTGTCTCCATTGTTCAGTTTAACACCTACTCCGATCACCTCAAAACGAGGGTCACGGATGTAGGATTCTGTTGTCATCTTACGCAAAGAGAAGTCTTTGTCATAATACGTTTCAAAGTCTACGGTTATTAAATCCATTGCCTACACCGTGCCAACCTTAAACGCTTCGCAAAACGCTTTTACCTCCTCCTTAGATACCCCTGTGTCCTTGGAGGTATATGCTACTGTGTTACTACCCTGCACAGGGTCAGTAAAGTATTCATATAATCGTCTCAAGTTCTCAGAACTAATTTCTATACCATTCAATACATTCATCGTTTGTTTCCTTTTTGGCTTGTTGAATACGTTGTCCCAGTTATCCCAGAACGTCTCGGCTGTTGGACGTTGGCGACTACCCTTACCCATTTTCAACTTCCTCTATTAACTTGTTTAGGTACCACTGCGCCTTCTTGAGGTCTTCTAACGGCTTACCCTTACGCTCGTACCTCCAAAGGTATTTCAGACATGCACCTTTACAGTACCCTTGGAATGCTTCGGCAGTCATGCTTGCTTCTATACCCTCAATACATTCGATGTTGCCATAGGTGTAGTGACTTGGGCTGTTAACATTGTCTTCCATGCTGCCCTTGAGTAAACCCCACGATTCTAGCCCTGTCTTTTCTATAGCGGGGGCGTCTTCTCGTAATCTATCCCAGTCTTGTGGTGTTGCGTCATTAATGCTCATCGTGCTGTCCTCTGAAGCCTGTTCCCGATACTAGGGCCACTGTGTCATGCATGTTGACTTCACTTACTACTAGCGCAATACCGCCAGCAGATGCAATGTCGGTTAGGTTTTTGTATTGCAGGGGGGTAGGTTTGTTCTTCCCTGCCTTACACTCAATGCCAAAGAACTTTCCCTCATGGCACCCTATGATGTCAGGTACTCCACTACGTCCGTATCCGCCTGTCATGGGATAGAAGTAGTAAGCACCCATCTGTTTAAGGTAGGTCGTTACTACCTTCTTTACTCTTGCTTCGGGGGTTGAAGCCATTTTCTTTCTCCGTAAACTATTATCTCGTAACAGTCGTATACCGTAGCTAGTAAGAAACTTATTATGAACGCGCCTAAGAATATCATTTCCCATTGCATATCTTCCTCCTAAGCCATATAGCATTGAGTTCCTGTCTCTTAGTTTCCTTGGTAGCCTTCTTACCTGTCTTGTTCTTCCAAGCTACGTATTCTGCTTTAGGACATCTCTTCTCTCTCATACTCATACTCCTATTCTGTAGGGAATGTCCCTACAACCCAATACACGTTGGCGTCGATTCGCTTACCAACACCCTCTATCCAAGTCATTGGTGGGTCGTACTCACATATACTTAATACACTTAGCCGTCCTTGTAACCATTTAGGAACAGCCTCATTAGTAATATAGCCCCCCTCGAAGGGGGAGTCAACACATTCCATACCTATACATGTAACATTTAGTTCATTAGTATCAGTATGTACCTCAACGCGATACATAATGTCCTTTGGTGTACTATCGTAGCTAAACGTGTTATGCGTAGACATAATATACCGTGTCCATAGCGCGACGACCTACGGTATCAACAAAGTCACCCACATCACAGATAGATAGTACCGACAACTTACCTTCTATTTCTTCGGGTAGGGTTTCTTGCCCATACGTACGAGTACCATGCACCTTGTCCACCATTCCCGAATACTCTCTAATACTTCGGGCTATTGACGTAACATCAGTAAGGCGTATAACGTCATACTTTACCTCCTCTCTACGTACGTAAACACGTACGGCATACAGGTCTATACAGGTAGTTCCTATCGCGTCTTGAATCTTTATAGCTTCCCTTACCTTGGTTACCTTGTCCTTGACATCATTACTTAGGAACGCGTGGTGAGTATCCACTAGGTGACAAAGCTCCTTCCACACCTCTGTCCGCTGTCCCTCTCTAATCCCGTCAGTAGTCAACCCCAGTTCATTAAGGTTAACCCTTATAACGGAACGGTTACTGGCTGCCTGTTTGTTGATAGTATAGAGGGTATCTTCAAAGGTAGCCGCCACCACATCTTCGTGGCTTATAGGTAGAAGGTATCTGTTGGCGTTGCGAGTAGCTGTGGTTATATTCCCCGTCACCTTTAGTCGGCGTTGCATCCTGTAGTCATCGTACTTGCCATTGGATATTTTGGGGGAGTATACGGCAAACTTTGAGTCTCCCTCACGCCCAACAGAGTAGTCTCCGTAACCTACCCAACCCATGCAGAACACATCGGTGGGGTCATACACGTAGAACTTCCTAGCCGCCTCATGTCTACGAATAGTAGTAGCAAACTTACAGCCTCTAAAACCTACACTCAGTAGATAGTCTAGTAAAAAAGACTCAAAACCACCTTGGCGGTTTGGGAACAGTGACCAATTAGGATCACGTAGGTCACTGTGGGTAAAAACAACAAACTTTTCTTTATCTGTATCTAATTCCTGTACGCAGGGTAGGTCGCTATTCATCATATTTCTCCGAGTTGGTAGGGAATGTCCCTACAGTTACTTTGTTTTGTACTCTTGGTACGAGTTAGTGAACGTACCCTTATGATTTACCCACGCATTGAACTTGGCGCGGAACTTCTTAGGGTCACTTGTTAGGCTGACGTTAATCACCGAATTTATAGCCATACTATGCCAGTACCTGTTACCCATGCTATCTGCTAGTTCACATAGGAACGCGTGTACCATAGTGGTACGTTGCTCGTGTTGCTCTTCTACTAACATGTCTCTGAACGTGTCCCCACCCATACGACCAGCCTCCATCCTAGCCTCGCGGTTAGACTCCCAGTTCATAGTGCCCTCAAGTATGGGGGTCATAGTCCATGCCCAGTGTAGGTATTCATCGATAGCTTTTTTGTACGGTGCCTTGGCTTCTTTGTTAACACGTACACGTGTGACAGGTATAGGGTGTTCATCACTGGACAGTGTCCAAGGTGCGTAATGTCTGTGCCCCGCTACAGAACTGTTAGTCCTTCCTGCGGTAAACACTACAGGCTTGCGCTCATCCTTGGGTAGGTAGTAGCGGTTGCTTACTAGATGAAGTATGTACTGCTTGCCGTTGTCTACTATGAACCGCATACCCATAGGCATACACCGCTCAAGGAACGCGTACCTACCATTGTGCGCGTAGTCACCTGTCTCGTTACGAAACCATACTGTGTCAGTGTTATCGTCATTACGAACCCAGACCACTGCGGCAGTGTGCGACTGTTCATGCTCCCCGCGATCTGATAACACGTACTGGTGTGGTGATACCTTGACGATACATTCCCACTTACGTCTGCGATCGCCGAGAGGCACTATGTTAGTACCCCTGATTGGTTTGGTGTTGTTGTACAAATGTTCCACGTGAGTGAAACTGTCTAGCCCATAATCATACATAGCCATTACAAGTCCCTCGATTTAATATGTACACGTTTACCTACAGTGGGGTTAGCGTTCTCGTTGTCCAAGATAGTCCACAGTACAGGGAACTTCCAGTCTCCCCAGCCCCCGTACAGGTACCCGTCAGTCAGTACGATAGCGGCTTGTGGACTAATACCGTTCTTAGCCATGTACTCAGTAAGGCACGTAACGTCTGTGCCTCCACCTCCACGCGGCTTGGTAGACTTGACTAGCTGCGCCATCTCGTTCATCTCATAGGTTTCATCCCCTACCACAGAACTACCCCAGTACAGTACTCGTACCTTGCTGACCTTGACTGTTGCAAGTATCTCTGCGACTGCGGATAACATCAAAGTAAGCTCCCGTTGCCCTATCGAACCTGATGTATCGGGGGCAAATACTAGCTCATCCACCCGTTCGCTATACCTAGAGGGCATATACACGTCCTGCCCTAGCAACCTGCGGTTGGGTCTAGCCCATGTAGAGTAATCGTTGCCCCTACACGTTGACTGTACAAAGTCACGTAGTACATCACGCCAGTTGACCTTGGTCTTGAGTAGCTCATCTATGTCACGCGGTACATCGGCACCCATCTTACCAGCCGCCATTGCTCCTTGACGTATAGCTTCATCGATGTCACGTTCCAAGTCCTTGGCTTCTTCTTCCGATAGCTCCTGTGCCCCCTCCCAGTCGTGTTCGTCGAAGCCTGTTCCCTCGTCAGTAGGGGATTCCCTACCATCACCGTCACCACCACCACCATCACCATCGTCCTCATCAGCAATCCTTCGCATGTCTTCGTCTAGGTCACGCGCATACTTGAGTATGTTGAACACCTGTGCGGTGTCCATGTCCCTATACTTCTCATCGACCAGCGCACCTTCCGGTAGTACCGCAAACCCGTCCGTGTTGGCATCCCGTATCTTTATGTTGATCACGTAGTCCATAGCCATGTTAGCCAGAGCAGCGTCTTCTTTCCATAGATGCTCCCATGTTCGTAGGTGGCGGTACAGCTTGTGGTAGTTCTCATGTAACACCACCCCACGTAATTCGGCATCGGTAAGGCCAGCCACAAACTTACGCCCGTACTTCTCATCCCTCCCGTTAGTACACGCTGTGGGTAAGTTGTCTTCGATGACCTTATCTCCGATCATTAGTACTGCTGCTAGGGCGGTGTACCTAGGCTCCCCTAGTATCTTAACGACTGCCTTGGTCAGTCGCTGTTCTTCTGTCAGTCCATCACTGTTTAGTAACATTGCATTTCTCCTGTGTAGGGACATTCCCTACCATCTTGTGTACGTCTACCAACAACAGCCTAGCTTGCTTGCGCTCTCGTTTGGTAATGAGGCGGGTAAGGTAACCCCGCGTTGATCGTGTCTGGCGACTGTCTCTCATTTCTTGTCACTTGAGAACATGTACCCGTTATTCCTACACCAATCAGTAAACCTGCTGTTACTCATAACAGCGTTGCGGTGAGGATACTTGGCGTGTCGCGCACCATGTACAAACAGACCTTGCGCTTCTGTATCTAGACGTGCCATGTATATCATCCAAGCATCTACCCATTCGCGGTTCATAGATTGTAGGGATCGATACACCACCATACATACAGTGGCGTCTTTCGAGGGTATTGTGGCGTTGTGAGGGTCATCCTTAATAGATTGTAGACTAGGTAAGTCATCACCGAGCTTTACGAATGCCATAAGAGCCTTGGCACCGGACGCACCAATAGTACCTATGAGGGCATTGGTCAGTAGGTCATCATCTAAATGCTCACGCTCCAACAGAATATCCGATGCCGCGTGTAGGGATCGAGGCGTTACAAACTGACTACCGGATGGTGCCTGTGGGTGGTATATGTACGGGTTGTCATCAGGGTTCTGCACATCAGAGAATGATTGAAACAGTGCAGGGTTGTCCTTAGCCCAGCCACACAGTACAGGGTCTAGCCCATTGGGTATCGCAAAGTTAGCCAGCCATTCCATGTTAGCTTGCTTCTTGAGTCGTAACCTAGTGACGCGGTTACAGGCATGGGCAGGTAGTGTGTCACCTAGATTCTCTGCACCTAGGTTAGAGGTAGCGAACACTATAGACTCAGGGTGTAGCGTGTAATCACCTATCTTACGCTCCAACATCAGGCGCAGTAGCCCATTGAGTATCTCGCGCTCTGCCTTACCGACCTCATCGATCATCAGTATCAGCTTGACGCCTAGGTGTACACCCAGTTCTTCGTTGGTCAGGTACTTGACGTAGCCTGTGCCATCGTCCATATGTTGTATCTTAGGTATAGTTATATCGCCCGGAACCTTGGTCGTACAGTCAAAGTAACAGAGTATATGATCAGGATGCTTCTCACCTATAGCTGCTAGTGCGGACGATTTGCCCTCACCCATGTCACCTTCCATCACTACGGTGCGCTTGTGCCCTATCCTTGAGATTAGAGTCACGGCTTGGGGTATAGTCGATGCGTATATATGTTCTGCGTTCATGTTATTTCTCCGAGTTGGTAGGGGATGTCCCTACGGTTATAGGTCAAGTGAAGGTAAGTTAGCGATAACGTCATCTATAGACGCTTTGGTTTCGGCACGCAGGGTGGGGGATGTTCTTAGTCCGTCTGCGGTAACACCACGAACAGAGTCTTCTAGACTCCTGCGTATCGCCTCCTGCTTACTGTCTCCTGTCACGTTGCACGACTTTAGTAGGTCGATAACATCTAGCACGTTGTCTACCAGACTACCCTTGAACACTAGGGCACCTGTCGAAGGCGATACGTACTCACCTGCTTCTGGTTCACGTAGTCGCTCAGACATATTGGACACAGCTACGTGTACACGTTTCCACATGCTGTTCATAGCCCCGTCAAATCTGGCGTTGTGGTACTTGTTCATGTGGTCTTTGAGTACCTGCGTCTGCTCGTTACCCACGCTAATGCGGAAGTCGTTTGGGTCAGAGATAGAGAAGTATGCTATCCGAAACTCAAACTTGTCTGCTAGGGACTCAGTAGTCGGGTAGTCCGCTGCGTTGTGCAAGTCACCCAGTCGTGCATTCTCTTGAGCGCGATCCCAGTCGTACGCTCCAAGGAACTCTCCTTTCAATCGGTAGAACTCCCCCTGCATATCGGTCATCAACTCGTTGTACTTGAAATACGTTTCAGTAGGTAACATACGATGCCCCATGTCATTCCAAGGTAGGGTCATTGCGTAGTGTAGGTTGCGTGCGTTACTCGCTAGAGTATGAAGTGCCTTGAGAGAAGCACTATCACCCAGTAACACCTTACCGACTGTCGCGGTATCCTTGTTAGCGTTGTTGTCCACTACCACCTTGGCGGATGCCGCCTTGTCTTTCTTGGTATTTCTGCCCCACTTGCTGCACGTATGCTCTACTAGCATGGCAGACGAACTGATTGAGGGAAGGCTTATTTCTGGTGCTTCGTTTAGGTTTGATGCTTCGTTTAAGTTAGTCATGTTATTGCTCCGAGTTGGTAGGGACATTCCCTACGATAGATGACGCGGCTGCGTCCGTTGATATAAGGTATGCACATAGGCAGACCATAATGATTGCGCCAACAGTCAACCCGCGAAGGTAACTTCTTTGGCACTGCTTGTTTAGCAGGTAGGCATCTGCGGCATTGATAGCCTCACGTTGTAGGTCGTCCATTACTCACCCCCTAGTTCGACTATCATGCCGATCATCTGCTCGCGGTTAGTAGGGCATTCCCTACGGACTAGCCTATCGCGCCAGCTATCTCTGCCTTGTACTTCTCGCTCCTTGCGGTCAAACATATCTTTATGAAGCTCAAACATTTCACGTAGTTGTTCATCTATGCCTTGCGCTACAGTCTCTTGCTCTGTTGGTATAGTCATGGTATTGCTCCGAGTTGGTAGGGACATTCCCTACAGTAAAAGTAAAGGGACACAGCGTCCCCGCCCCGTAATGGGATTACCAGTATAACACACCTAGCTAAACATGTCAAGTTGTCTACTGTTATACCCAAACGTGACTAACGGTGTATTGTTACACATTGTTACACATTGTTACGTAGGGTAGGCTTGTAAGTCCTTGATAACGCTCGAATGTTACAATGTTACGTTTTTGAGGGAAATATAGGGGGAAATAATTCGCTCTAACCCCCTCGAACGAATTTGTCACAGTGTGTAGCTTCGCCAATAAGACCCTATATATATTCAAAAAAATGTCACAAAGTAATGTATATTAAAAAGACACATAATTAATCACTTTTAGCTAGGTTTTTTTGGGCATAAGGCTTCACTGCCCGACACGATCCGACACGATCCGACACGTTCCGATACTGTGACATTTTTTTGTAACATTGCATTACAAACACGTAACATTGCGGGGTAAAATGTAACATTGCTCTGGTAGGGACATTCCCTACGTCTGACGCTCAACGCTAACAAGGAACTGGTCTTGGACGAGCGTCTGCCTAGATGCTCAACGCTAACAAGGAACTGGTATCCGATTCACTTTTTTACAGGCGAAAAAAAGCCCCTCGAAAGGGGCGGTGATTATTGCCAGCTTAGAATGTGATCGATGATAGACTTAGGCGTGCCTAGCTTAGACTGTGCTAGATGGCGCTCTAGTCTAAGGTCAATCAATATGCTGTCAATGGTATCGCTAGCGCGGCCAGACAATGTGAGATCGTTCTGGCATGCGTGAAGCGCGGTGATGGTATCCTCAATAAGTTTTATTTGTGTGGAAGGTTTCATAATATGTTACTCCAGTAGTGGGCCATCCGTGGCCCTGTTAGGTTAGGTTAGGTTAGTGTTTGGGTTCGGTAGGCTCGGCGGCCATTGCCGCTATCACGAGACCTAGCGCATGGTATGAAGGGCCGCCCTCTTTTAGCTCCAGTTCATTGGCTATGTTCTCGAACTGTTTACCTAGCGTAGCGTAGGTAGTGCGTAGTCTAGTAAGCGCCTTTGTATCGTCGGCAATGTCCTTCTCATCGTCCGACATGTCCTCGCGTTTGGCTTTGTCCAGCCGCTTACCAACCGCGTTACGGGTATCCTTTAACCTAGATGCCGCCTGTTTTTTGGCGTTCATCACCGCGACCCGTTCGGGATTGGGTGAACCATCTGGCAGCTTGGTTGGCATGGTTGCAGGGTCTATAGCGGCTAGCGCCCTAACCTCATCCGGTAGCATGGCGTCGTGCACCACTAGCATATCGGCGTATAGTTCGGGACTGGCTAGCGATCCCTCGGTGGTATTGCTTACCAGATATAGTAAGGTATTCTCGGGATAGGCTTTGCACAGTAGAGAGCATAACCTATCTAGGGAGGTGTCTTTATTGATGGCCGATTCAGTGCATACAATATCGGCGGTAGAATATGCCAGCATAGCGTTGGCGACGGTCTTAGATAGTACGTTAAGAGTTAATGTAGTCATTGTAATTATTCCTATTAATGATAGATGGTAGGGAATCCCCTACATACACAGAGCAGCACCATTGCCGCTTTGATGGGTCTAGTATAACAGGTTTAGGTAGGTATGACGGTTTCCAGACCCTACCCGCCCCCCACCACCCGCTTGCTATATATGGGAC